ATCACATATACGCAAAGGGTGAGTGTATCTATCACAGCTTATCAGAGGAAAAATTCACTGAGACCTGGGAGATGTTACACAGAATGGTTGATTTATTAGGTGCGAATATTTCAGTGAAAGATTTAGAGTATGAGGAAGTTTATGTGAATAAACTCATACCACTAAACTCTTCATATTGACAATTACTAAATAGAACGATAAAATTGATCTGAAGGTTATTTTAACTTATGGCAAAAGGATTTACTGTTAAGACTGTACCTCCCAAAAAGAGTACAGAAGAGTGGGATTATGATGCAATTAAAGAACGTATGAAAGGCAAGTCGATTGTCTTTTGTTTGCCTGGAAGAGGTTGTTCTTTTATCTTTCTAAAAGCATTTGTACAACTCTGTTTTGATCTTGTACAAAATGGCATGAGTATTCAGATTTCTCAAGATTATTCATCGATGGTGAATTTCGCGCGTTGTAAGTGTCTGGGTGCAAATGTTCTTCGTGGTCCCAAGCAAGTTCCTTGGGATGGAAAACTGCAATATGATTATCAACTATGGATTGATAGTGATATTGTTTTTGATACTCAAAAGTTCTGGCAACTCTGTGATGTTGCACTCTCTGCTGAAGGAGAGGAGCGTGAAATTGTCGCAGGATGGTATGCTACTGAGGATGGTCACACAACCTCTGTCGCACACTGGTTAGAGGAAGATGATTTCCGCAAGAACGGTGGAGTAATGAATCACGAAACTGTTGAATCAATCTCCAAGCGTCGCAAACCATTTACTGTTGACTACACTGGATTTGGATGGGTGCTGATTAAGAAGGGTGTTTTTGAGAATCTTGAATATCCTTGGTTTGCTCCAAAGATGCAAGTCTTTGAATCTGGTGCAGTTCAGGATATGTGTGGCGAAGACGTTTCATTCTGTCTTGATGCAAAGGATCAGGGATTTGAGATCTGGTGCGATCCTCGTATTAGAGTTGGGCATGAGAAAACTCGTATTATCTGATGGAAAGACTTTATAATATTCTTTATAAAGGGCGTAAAATTTATACAAATCTCACTGCAGAAGATTGCAGTGAGATTCTTCAAGACTTCGCAGAGCGTTATTTCTCGGGTGAAGATATGAATCCAAATGATTTAGAAATGGAGGAAATTTATGGCTAAAGGTGGAAGCAATAAGACTCTTTTTGAACCAGGAGCACCAAAGAAGACTCGTCAAGGACGTTCTCCTCGTACATTGCTGAGTCCAACCTCTCGTAATGGACGCAAGAAAAAGTATAGGGGTCAAGGTAAATAATTTTTTAGAGTGCTTAAATAGAAATAAGCACTCTTTTTTTATGTTTACAGAAAAAGAATCTTATATTTTAAACTGGATTAAGAAAGTATCTGAAATTAGACCAGAATTAAATGGGTTTGCAGTCTGCCCTTTTGCCTCAAATTCAAAATATAAAATTATAGAGTGCTCTGTTGAAGAAATTCAACCAATTGAAGGATATCAAGTTATCATTTATATTATAGAGGACTATTTTGATCTCGATTCTGTCCAATATTGGGTAGAATTCTACAACTCAAAGTATAAAGATTGGAAATTTTTTGAAGATTGTGGGTGTTATGACACTTATATTCAAGGAATTCAAACAAATAACGGTAAATACAACTTAATTTTAGCTCAACCCACTGAAAAATTACGTCAATTTAGAGAAAAATTAGCAAAAACTGGATATTATGACTTATGGGATGATGAATATCTAAAAGAAATTCTTGAAGATGAATATGATATTATAAAAACGCGGGATAGAACCCCGTAAAAAGTTCTGATTTTCATTAATCAGGAGCAAAAATGGACCAAAAAATGCTAAGAGAGATCGCAAATGATGATCTTAATCCTAAAAAACACAATTTTAACGTTCAAAATGAACTTCATTCAAAAATTCGTAATGATGAAGACTATGATGACTGGGAATATGGCACTGAACCTCTTTATGAAGCAAAAAATCGCTAATAAATAAGATAGATTTATAATTAAAAATGCCTCTAGAAAGGGTAAGTCAAGGTTTCAAAGATATTAGTATGACCTTTCAGAGCAATCCTCTGAATCGTGACTTGATTGCCCTTAAAAATGAGACTGCTATTGCACGTTCTGTGAGAAATATTGTATTTACTTTACCTGGAGAGAAATTTTTTAATGAAAATTTTGGATCAAAAGTAAGTAGATCTCTATTTGAAAATATTGATGAGATTTCTGCATCTATTATCAATGATGAAATAAGAAATTCTATCGCAAATTATGAACCAAGAGTTAGATTAATTGATGTGCAAACTACTCCAGACTATGATAACAATGGATTTAATGTTGTTATTGTTTATAGAATTGTTGGTATAGATGTTCAGCCGCAACAGTTACAGTTCGTTTTGCAACCTACTAGGTAAATGCCATTAGTAAACTTTTCAAATCTGGACTTCGACCAGATTAAAACTTCAATAAAAGATTATTTGAGATCCAACTCAAATTTTACCGATTATGATTTTGAAGGATCTAATCTTTCAACTATTATAGATGTGTTAGCATATAACACATATATTACTTCATATAATGCAAATATGGTTGCAAATGAAGTTTTTATTGATAGTGCTACTCTCAGAGAAAATGTCGTTGCTCTTGCAAGAAATATTGGATATATTCCCAGGTCAAGAAAAGCAGCAGCTGCTGCAATAACTTTTTTTGTAAATACAGCAAATGCACAAATAGGCGATAGAATATCTTCACTAACTTTAAAAAAAGGTGTTGTAGCATCAACAAGTGGAACTTTTGCAAATCAATCTTTTGTATTTTCCATTTTAGATGATATTACCGTTCCAGTAATTGATAATATTGCAACTTTTAATAATATTCCAATTTATGAGGGAGTTCTTTTAACTACAAACTTTACCTTTGATTCAAGTAATTTAAATCAAAGATTCATATTACCAAATGCTGGCGTAGATACAGCACTCATTTCAGTAACAGTAAAAGAAAGTGTAAATTCTACTGCAGCAGTTAAGTATGCACTTCAAGATAGTGTTTTCAACGTAAACAAAGATTCCAAAGTATACTATCTCCAAGAAATAGAAGACGAAAGATATGAATTAATTTTTGGAGATGGAATTCTTTTTGGTAAAAAGTTAGAAAATAACAATTATATAGAAGTTAATTATATCGTATCAAATGGTGATGGTGCGAATGGTATAAATCAATTTACTTTTGCGGGAAGACTGACCTATACAAGAAATGGAATAGAATATAATGCAACTTCTGGAATATCTCTACTAACGACTGAGGTTGGTTCTCGTGGTGGTGAAAATATTGAATCTGTAGATTCAATTAAAAAATATGCACCAAGAATTTATGCTTCTCAAAATAGAGCATTGTCTGCAAATGATTATGAGGCATTGATTCCGACAAAAATTTATCCAGAAACAGAATCGATATCAGTTTTTGGTGGAGAGGAACTGATTCCTCCACAATATGGAAAAGTTTTTATTAGCATAAAACCAAGAACTGGTGATTTTTTACCAAATCTTATTAAAGAGAATATCAAAAAAGAACTTAAGAAATATGCCGTTGCTGGAATAGTTCCAGAAATTTTAGATCTCAAATATCTTTATATTGAAGTTGATTCAAAAGTTTATTATAATACAAATTTAGCTCCAAGTTCTGCATATGTTTCAAGTGTTATTCAATCTAATGCAAACAAATACTCAGAATCTACTGAATTAAATAAGTATGGAGCAAGATTTAAATATAGTAAATTCCTAAAAATAATTGATGATAGTCATGAATCTGTGACTTCTAATATAACCAAATTGCAAATCAGAAGAGACTTAAGAGTTTCTTTGAATACTTTTGCAGAATATCAAATTGGTTTTGGAAATGCATTTCATATTAAAAGTGCAAATGGGTATAATGTCAAGTCATCTGCATTTAGAACTACTGATTTTCAAGAGTTTGTGTATCTATCAGATATACCTGACACAAATAGAACTACAGGAACTATGTTCTTGTTTACTGTTCCAAATGTAAATTCAACTGCAGCAACTATAGTAAAGAGAAATGTTGGAACAATAGATTATGAAAAAGGTATCATTACATTAAATCCGATCAACATATTATCAGCAAAGATAAAAGATAGTCAATCAATTATTGAAATTTCTGCAATTCCAAAATCAAATGATGTGATAGGATTGCAAGATTTATATCTTCAACTAGATATTAATAAGAGTACTTTTGAAATGGTCCCTGATGACATATCTTCTGGTTTGGATCCTTCAGCATCCAACTACATTGTAACCTCAAGCTACAGCAACGGAAATTTAGTAAGATCATAATAAAATGACAGAAAAAAGAGTCCAATTTAAAAATATCATCCAAAATCAACTTCCACAATATGTTAAGGAAGAATTTCCGTTAATTGGAGAATTTTTGAAGCAATATTATGTCTCACAAGAATTTCAAGGTGCTTCTGCTGATCTCATTCAGAATATAGATCAATATATCAAATTAGATAGTATTAAAAGTAACGTAGATTACACTACATTGACATCTGATGTATCTATTTTTGATACCACAATAAGTGCAGAAAACACAATTGGATTTCCGGACTCTTATGGTCTTATTCAAATAGATGATGAAATAATTACATATACTGGAAAAACAGAAGACTCGTTTATTGGTTGTATAAGAGGATTCAGTGGTGTCAGCTCATACAACACTGATAATAAAGTAGACGAATTAGTTTTTACAGACTCAAATCTCGCAGTTCACTCGAAGGAAACAGATTCTGGAGATTCGACAAAAATTATTAATTTGAGTTCTCTATTTTTAGTAGAATTTTTTAATAAAATTAAATATCAATTATCTCCTGGATTTGAAAATAGAGAATTTTATGAAAATTTAGATAAGTATCTATTTGTTAAGCAATCGAAGGATTTTTATTCTACAAGAGGAACAGATCTTTCATTTAAAATCTTATTTAAAGCTTTATATGGAGAAGATGTTAAAGTAATAAGACCACAGGATTATCTTATTAAACCAT